GAGTTGGAGAAGATAGAGTTCTGTCAATCACGTGTTGTCGTCATGGATGGCGAGGCGCGGATGGTGCGGAACCTCACCAACTCAATGCGAAAAGACCCAATGTGTCTTGTACCTGTGCAGACGCCAGGCACGCTTCAGATGTGGTACAAAGCAGTCGGTGACTGCGGGTTGTCCATCACATGCGGTGTGCCGGTGCTCCAGGAGTACTACAAGATGTTCCAACGCAGCGGGAGAGACTACACGGAGGGGTTCCTACAACATGTGTACAAGAACACCTCCCACCTGCAACGGATGAAGGGGATGAAATTAATTGAACGCGTAGTAACCGCGGAGGCGCGGTGCAGCTTCTACTACGCGTTCGGGATACTACCCGAGTTGCAAATTGAGTTAGAACGGGTATATGCGAAGATGACGCTCCAATGCGACATTGAAGAAGTGAGACATGAGGATCTAAGTGTCGACATTACGACAACTGCCCACCATCCGTGGTGCAGTTTATGTTTTAGGAGCCGGCCCTAAGACGATAACAAGAAACTCACAATTCCGTCCTACAACTTCTGCGGTCCTTACTGGTCTGACGGTAAATTCCAGTCATCAGTTAGCGACCCCCATTCGCAACCACTCAACAGCTTCGACGTCACGTGCCGCGACCACGACGTTTCTCTAGCCACAGCTGTGACACAAGAGGACGTCCTCGAAGCCGACTCAAAGTTCTATCAACAGAACATCAACCACGGGTTTATACGTAGCACAGCCGCAGTGCTCGTTAAGCATCTCAATCCGATCATGTCGAACAAGAACCCCCGTCTGCGTGGCTCCAAGCCAGCAGCAAAGAAAACGCAGAAAACGCCGCAGGCCTTATCACGTGCTGATGTACCTGCAGCTTTCGGCTTCACGGTTCGGTCTCGGGACCCACGCGTAACGCGCAGTTCAACTGGCGCGCACATTGTTGGCAGCGACTTCGCTGGTAACGTTGTGTGCTATAACACTGCCAACTACGAGCCCGGGGCCTCAGTGCCAATGAACCCGTCATTTTTCCAGAGCGCAATGCTGGGGAATTTGTCCCGAGTGTACGAGAAATATCGCTTCAAGAAGGCCACGCTTGAGTATGTTCCCTCAGTTCCGACAAGTACACAAGGGCAGCTCGTCATCCTCTCAGATCGCACCG